GATTTCTCTTCAGCGACAAAAAATTCCCAATCCCATACAGTAAATTGCTTCGGATAGACATCCACTTGATCTTTGTTCTTGAATGGCTCATTGGTGAGAGACGCGCTCTTGATGACGATCCAAACACCTTTGGAATTACCGTCTTCAAACTTTTCAGCGCCATCGAGGGCTTCTACCAGTTCATCAATTTTAGCATTGGCGCTGGCGGCAAAATGAACTCCAGGATAGGGACTGCGTTTCCAAGTATCGGTTTTCTTATCATGACGACTATCGCGCAAGAATACCAGGGAAAAATTGTCTTTCTTTTCAACCTTAGCGGCAAGTACTTTAGTTTTGATGTTGTTAAAATTCATTTTATTTTTTCCTTTTATAATCCATATTGTTTAAATAAATGTTGCTGCGGGGAGAATTCCCCAAACAATTCTTTCTCTGCTTTTAGCCTGGCAAAAACAGCATCATCAATATCTTCAAAATATCCTAAAAAATGGTCTTTTCTGTTTTTCTTTATTTTGGCACACCATTTTTTATTTCGTTTATCTAAAAATATGCCCAAAAATCCAGAGGTGTTATTTTTAGATACTTTCTGGTTTGCGCTATTTTGAGAATTGGTGGCAATTCTAAGATTGGATTTCCGATTATCATATTTTAGGCGATTCGCATGATCGGCTTTTAAATTATCATTATCTTTCAATCCTAAAATAATTCTGTGCAAATATATTCTTTTTGATTTATTGTTTATGCTTTTACTACTACGTATATATCCATTATCGTCTATTGCCCAATAATAATTTTTTATTTTGTCGTAATCTTCAATGTCGAAATAAAAAAATGTTTTATCGTCAATAAATCCAATGGCACAATCATTCGATAAATCATAATCATTATATTTTTTAGAAGATTGTCCTCTAACCTCAGACCGATAACAGCCACAACTAGTAGTGTGCCCAGACGTAAGTTTGTTTGTGGAAACCGTTGTTAAGGTGGCATTGGAACATGAACAAATACAATCCCAACTCCTTTCTCTTTTCCTTTTCGGATTAGCGGACTTACATTTAACTGTAAGCCTTCCAAAAACTTTCCCAACCATTTCCTCTTCGGACAAATATCTAGGATGATTCATCTTTAGAAAGTGTTTCTATCTTTTCCAACAAATCAACTAAAATTTTAGAATCCTTAATCTTATTGGTGTTTCCACTAGGCTCAAACGATTTTACAATTTCCATCAATTTTTCGTTTTTGCTTCCGCCCAAAGTTTTACACTTTTCGACAACTTTAGTTTTAAGGTCTTTTAAAGCGTCCACGGGCTCTTCAATTTTTGCATTGCGTAGCGACGGGGTAAACCCTTCTCCGCTATTTGCCCATTGAATAAGTTGAACACCGTGCTTCTCCGTAAGAAGAATTTCTCCCTCGTGTTCGAACAAATGAGTGTTGTCCTTTTGTGCAACTGCCATGCTATTCTTTTGGTCAATCAAAAACGTAGACGTAAATTCATATTCAAAATTTTCACGCTGCTTTGCACCAACACCTAGCTTTTTAACGGTGGTCTTGTTGTCAGATTTCTCCATCTCATATTGATCTTTACCTCGCATGGTAGCAATCGTATGAATTGGACTATCCGCAATAGCCCCAATAAACTTATCGTGACGCGGCGTGACCTTAGCCCAAGCCTGATATGTACCACCAGCCTGTTGCTGAAGGTCGAGACAGCCCTGTTTTCCTTCCCACTCAGGAGAAGTACTATCTAGGATCAGAATCGGATAATTTTCAGCAACCGCATATTCGATAAATTCTACGAACATTTCTGGAAAGTATGGGGCTTCTAAATCCACGATATCATATGCAAATTCATTGGCATAATAGCGTCCTCGCGCATGTTCGGTATTCCCCATAAGAATTTTACCGTTTTTTTCTTGCCCGATTTTCTTAAGTTCTTCTAGCATACCGGTTGCGAGACGAAGAGCCGAATAAGTTTTTCCTCCGCCTGACGGAGCGATCAAAGCAATTTTAGTCCAAATCAATTCCCTAGTTGCTTTTTTAATTTCAAAGTTCATTTATTTCTCCTTTTATAAATAGACTTACTACAAATATGTGCAACCCAATAAAAATACTATTTTATGTTGTTAAATATGTGCCTCCTTGAAATTATTTATTCCAATAAAAGCCCTGGCAAGCATGGTAGCAACACGTTCTTCGTGCTCACCATCTTTATGATTATTCCTCATCTCACTCAAGAAAATATGCATGAATTCATGAATTACAACTTTTTCCATATCTGAGTCATCCACGGTTTCTAACCTGTCTGTATTAACTATTATTTTCGCCTGTTGATATTGCCATAAAGATTCGCAACAAGCGGGGGAAAGCTCGACTAGTTTATTATTTTTTAAGAACAACGCCTTAAATTCATCTTTATCAAGAAAATCTAATTGAATATCCCATTCGGTTAAATTGAATTTTTTCAACCAAAAGTCAAATATTTTATCAAATAGTTTTTCTTTTTCTGTTAGCATATTCTTACCTCATGAAAGACATATTTTATCGTGTTAAAAACCTTCTTCAATTCTTTCGTCATACCAGGTTCGTGCAATTTGCAAACCCATTTGCAAGCCAGCAATATATCCAACGGCATTTGAAATATCGTCCTGTCCATTCAATTCATTTTTGGTTTTTACGGCGGAGTCAATTTCTTCAGCAAATGCTTTTTCCATGAAATTCAAATCCGACGCCAGAAATTCTTGAACTTCTTTTTCGCTCATTAAATATACATCAAATTCTTGTTCGATGGGTTCTAACGCTTGAATTAATTTTTCGTCCATCATTTTATTTTCTCCTGAGTAAAAGAATCATTTTATTTAACTTCCGACAACCTTACCGTCTGCGCTCCACGTAAACTCTGAAACGGGTCTGTGCATCTGGCAATGCACACAATAAGTGGCTCCATAAAACTTTGGATTTCTGGCATAAGTTTCGCTTAGTTTGTCTCCCATTATAGTTTCACTTCCACAAGACGTGTGAATATATCTATCACGATATGGTCTAACAAATCCCTTCTTTAATTCATCATCAGACAAAACCAAATAAACTTCTTGTTGAGGAACTGGTTTATCATCTGTGCCATGTCCGAGCCTAGGATCATTTGGATCTGTTGTTAATTTTGATGACATTTTTCTCCTTAATAAAATAATAATTCTATTGGGTTTATTGTGGACTATCCCCAGAATAATCTCCATAATACTTCTGCCTTGCCTGACCCGCTGTGGCTTTCGCTTGTTCAATATCGCTGAATTTTCCCAAAACAGTATTTTTACCATCGACTTGAATTTGAACAACGTACCACCCGTTTATCAGCGACACGTTGCGCTCGCCAGAAGTGTTATTTACGTTTTCTCCGCGACGGTTTTTTGTATTTCCTCCAAAATTGGTTATTCGCAAATTTGATTTTCGATTATCTAGCGAGTTCCGATTGATATGATCGACGAGAACAAATCTTTCGGATATACCTAAAATAAATCTATGTAAATATATGCTTTCGTATCTTGGCTTTTCTTCAATAATTCCCAAATACTTTGAGGCTTTTACATAATATATTCCTTTATAACGATGTCCTTTTATTACATTCCATCCCATATTCCATTTGAACCCACAATTTTTTATTTTTTCTGTGTCTTCCGTATCTATAATAATTTCAAAATTTTCTTTTTTTCTATTGCTTATATGTAAAATAGAAATATCATCATCGATTGCGGTTATATAATTTATCTCTGCCAAAAATTTATCTCCTTACTGCATAAAAGCACAATTTTATTATGTTCCGGTAGGGGCTTTCACCCGTTTGCGCTCTAGCACTTCATCTTCTGGGTATGAGCCAGTTTAGAATTACAGTATGCCCTGAGTAGCATTAATTACGCCTATACGCTCGGAACAAGTAGCGGGATCTGCATTCGAAGCAGACGATGATGAATTTATGAGACTCACGAGACGCCATTTCTCCATTCCCGCTAAGGGGATAAAGAATCGCCGATCCAATTCTTATCCTATATGACGCCAGAAATAATCGGTTTCTGTAGGAATATATAACTAGTATTTTCCTAATCCTGGTTCGCTAGGCTCACCCTATCGCGTGATGCGTTCTATTTGATAATATTACCACACAATCATGAATTTGTCAAGGGTATTGCCCAATATTGATTTTACTATACGAGCAAAGTCAATACTAAAAAAGCAAATCCAAGATTCATAAGGTCAAGTCGCCATACGGGGACGCCCAATGCTTTCAAAAGAAAACTAACAAACGCGCAAATCAATAGAATGGTATCCAACATTTTACTCCTTTCTTAATGAAATTTTAGTTTTATTGTGCTACTTTTCTAAACGAAACACTGGCTTTACCGATCTTCTTAAACTTTTCAATTTCTGGATGGGCTTCGGCATATCCTTCTAATTTATCGGTTTCCCAAGTAATACGCGGTTTACTGTAAACGGCGTTGATACGACTGCCCTTTACGCTTTTACCCAAGGCAATAATTTCTTCTTGAAGTTCTCCCTCAAGCATAGTTTTAGATCCACGTAGAAGTTCAACGTCATCGTTGGCTTCCAAAGCCTGATATTTGGGCATAAACTCTAAGTTGATTTCTTCCACTTGCTTCATAATTTCTGGCGTAAGAATGGAATTGATCAGCGCCTCTTTTGCCTCATCTAATTCCTTTTGTCCGATGGTTTTCTGTAATTCAAACAGGTCAATCTTATCTTGTAAATCTGCGAGGTCTTCAATCTTCTTTTCGATAGTCATATTTTCTCCTTATGAAATGTGGGTTTTATGTGGTTAATTCTAATCTTTTATTTGCAATATCGCAATATTCTTGCGAAATATCAAACCCGATAAAATTTCTTTTTAATATTTTTGCTTCTTTAGAAGTCGTTCCACTCCCGATAAAAGGATCTAAAATCAAATCTCCTTCGTTAGACCATGAAACAATATGGTCATATGCAAGTTGCTCTGGAAAAGGCGCCGGGTGACTTCCTGTTTCTCCTTTTTTGCTACCAACGACATATTCCCAAATATTTCCTTTATATTTTGTTTCTTTGGTCAGCGTAATTTCATCTCTATTTCTTGTTGCGGCCTCCTCTACTCTACCCGTATTTCTTCGATGTGTATAAGTCCCGCTTGTTTTACATTGCTCTAATAGAGGATTGAATGTTTTAGGTTTCCCTTTAGAAAAAACAAACATATATTCAAAGTATTGCTCATATCTATTGTGAGTAAGAGGAATGGGATTTATTTTTTTATAAATCATCGTATCGTGCAAACTGAATCCTATTTCCTTAAAATATAATGCTTGTTTAAAACTTGTTCCAGATTCACTTCCGTTCTTAGTGGCATCCCCAACAACCCAAACTACAACTCCACCGGGTTTTGTGACCCAGTATAATCCTCTAGCGACATGCTCGAAATCAAAAGAATAGCCTTTATAATTTCTTAAATTGTCATAGGGGGGAGAAGTAATAGTTAAATCTACGGTTTCTTTTCCCAATTTCGCCATGCCTTTAATATTATCCATGCAGTAAATTTTATTTAATTCAAGCAATTATGCCTCCCATGACCTCATGAAACTTGCATTTTATGTAATTTCCAAAAGCCTATTTTTTGTAATTTCACAATATTTTTCTTCTGTTTCAATTCCATAACATTTGCGTTTCAACTTCTTTGCGGCAACCAAAGTGGTTCCTGATCCGCAGGTAAAATCTAAGATGGTATCACCCTCATTTGTATATGTTGAAATTAAATATTCCATAATTTCTAAAGGTTTTTGCGTTGGATGCAATCTGCCGTGGTTGCCATTAGAAAATTCAATAACGTCCACCGGAAAATTCGTATCCTTATTTATGTTTGGTTTATATGGAATCTCGCTTTGATGAAATCCGCTAATTTTTCTATCGCCTGTTTTCTTGGTATATGGCTTATCTCTTTTTGTCATGATGGGATTATAGGCGGGTAGATGCCTATAAAAAACAGATATGTTTTCATAGATTCGCATTGGTCGCTTATTGGCTGCCTGAAAAAGAGTCGCCATTGTTTTTTTCCAAATCCAGTCATAGCGGTAGTCCTTAATATTACTACATCTCAAAAAACTACTAAAAGGTTCGTTGCCAAATAACACAATAGGCGCATTATCTTTTACAAGATTATTTAAACATTCCCACATCGCATCTAAAGGAATAATCGAATCCCATTTACAATCCGTTGTTCCGTAAGGAGGGTCTGTAATGATGGCATCAAATTTTAATCCCCTCTCAGCCATCTTGATCATAACTTCTAGGCAATCGCCTTGGGAAACGGTACACCAATCATCTCTATAATATAACTTCAATGAGCCTCCTTTTGCAAGCATTATGAAATACCGATTTTATNTATTNTATNTTTTATAAATTTCTTCAGCCATGCGNCGATTTTGTACCATCATNGCCNTTTCNTCAGCATTCCANCCAAANGTTCTNCCAGGAATAGCCGGAGGAGGCATNGNNTGACCNCCTTTATGTTTCGAAATAATTAGTTGATTTTCATACTCGTCTAAATTAATTAGATTTGGATCAAACCATTTTTTGAACAGTCGCATTTTTCTCCTTTATAGATTCTCGTAAAAGANGGTATTGCCTAACGTTTTCATTAAGACTTTTCTTTAAGTCCCAAATTCTAAGTGTGCCCAGCCTGGCGAGTTTGAACGCTTTTTCATAATCCCATTTTTTAGCGACTCTATTTGCGATTGGTTTTCTAAATATTTTCGAGAAACCCCATTGGTCAATATATAGAATTCCTGCGTTTTCTGGAACAAGATCTTCGCAACCCATCAATTTTTTAGGCATGGCAAACCATAGATATTTTATATAATTGCCATTTTTATCGTGGTTATGATTTTTCTTCGCGTCTGCCTTCAGATCAGATTTAGATATTTTTATTTCAACTTCACTCGCATACAGGCTGTCATTATTTAATATGCACAGATCCAATTCGTAAGGAAACATGCCCCAACTTACATTAGGAACAACGACATTTTTTCTAGCGCCAAAATGTCTTACAACCGCTAATTCCATTTCTGCTGTGGTTTCATAATTCATATGCTGTCCCTACTACATAAAATTTATGTTTCATCTTGTTGTTTTTCTTTGGGTGGTTCTATTTTTGTACCAACCATATGAATATTGCCTTGTTCGTCAACCCAAAAGGTTGCCGTACATGTATAGTCTACTCCGTTGGATTTATCTGTGGTTATATAATATTTTCTATCTAGTGGTTGATCACTCATATTTTCCTCATAAAATCTACGTTTCATAATGCTTTTTAAATATTACGATCATTGATGGAAATGGGGCGGACGCATTAACAATTTTTTCTTTATCAAAACTTACAAATTTCACCCTACCCCTAATAAATCGAATTTCTGCTTTGTGATAAATAAAATTATGGAAATAACTAGTATCAGTTCGGGCAGGGATAAGCATAACACATGTTGCCCCATTTCCATCAAACTCCTTATAGCATTTTTCTACCCATTTTCCTATTTCTCTTCCGTATGGAGGGTTCACAAAAACAATTTCGTTTTTCCAAGACCGATCTAGTCCATCATCCTCTTTGGTGTAGAATTTATTGCACTTATGATTTTCTACTGTTGAGCAAGGATCTAATGTAAAATCAAATTCTTTATTTAGCTCATCGAAAAGGTTTTGAGGAGTTCCCCACTCATTAGAGTTGCTACTAAGCATTGCATCTATATTCAAATAATTTTCCTCCTACCTCACGAAACACTCATTTCATATTATTGATTTTTTTCTGTTTGGTTATTATTTTTGGCTGTAAGGATTCTTTCACCTTTGACACAGGTTTTACTACTGGCTGATCGGCAAACAGAACGCTTTCAAGTATTTCAATTCTTTTTCCTTGGTTGTCTTGAAGAACAAGAATCAAGGGACTATTGCCTGTTTTCTTATGACGAAGCACTATCTTATATTCTGTTCCATCAAAAATTACGGTACTACCCATTGTTGTATCCATTTATTCTCCTTTATAAAATCGCTAATTCATTCGCTAATTCTTGCATACTCTTTTATAAAAAGTAACAAGTGTGCTTTAATCCACTCTGCTTTATCCTTAGCATACGCCAGGGGATTATCAACGCGCAATCCATGAGCAACACCGCCATATATCGCATATGCAAATTCTTCAGCTAATTCTAATACACGCGGATCGAAATCAGAATCTTCCATATAAAATTATCCTTTTACCTACTCTGATTTTTCTTATAAGTTGTAAACATTTATAATATATTTCAGATTGCTTCTGATGTTTTTTGGCTAACTTTTTATCAGGAGTAAGTCGAGATTCTTCTTGATGATAAACTGTTTTTACTTGTAGCAATTCTTCAATTTCGTCAAATAATTCATCGTCTGTCATAAAATGCATCTTTCATCTACTATTCCGTTTATTATAAATTATCTTGTGTGGAGTATCGCCCTCTGCACGACTTTCGCCGGCACTACATCTCACACAATATACTCCGTCTACATATTCGTTTTCTGACCACCACTCCAATTTACATCCAAGGATAAAGCACGTGAGTCTGCGAAAATGAAAATATAAAAAGCATAAAGCATTGGTAAAAATATTAGGTTCCGCCATAATGAAATATCTCTTTTATACTTTCTTGAAAGTTTTCTGAAATTTGATTTTCCCATGCCCTTCCACTTTGCGCCAACAATATATTTCATTATTCCATTTGTTCCCATTCGTAGCCATTTTCTAAAGCCTTTGTGAGTAATGAAACTTTTCTGTTTTTGGGCATCGCAGAACCTCTTTTAATCTTTCCTAACATAAATTTTTCTGGTTGGTGTTAAACCTAATTCATAAGCGCACAGCATACGAAGAACCGTATACCTAAATTCATATTCCATCATAGGATCTACCTTAACGCATTTGTCGTGGAGAACATGAATTTCCATTTTGCCTGTTTTGTTTTGTTTCAGACAATCGAGTACGATTTGCTCGGCATCCATAATAAAGCCTTTCTACATTGAGTGTGGAGTGGAATTTTCTTCAAAATAAGCAGTTCCACAAAAACCTTTTTCGCCACCCAACGTGGTATAATGAATAAAACCATGCGATATTCCTGGTTGTCCAATATCTTCTCCATCAAGGGTTTTAACGATTATTGTTTTCCTCTTTTTCACATCGTGGAGTTTATACCATACGCCAAGTTTTATGTCAGCCATTATGAAACCTTTCTTTCATGGTGCCTGATAAAATTTTCAAGTATCGAAACGGTCAACCTAGTATATACCAAACTAGATGTTGCAATAGCCAAAACATCATCATTGGACAAATCGTGCCCTTCTATGGCATCCGATATAAAAGCATAACCCTGCGTAGATTCAACCTTCTTGAACAACTCTTTTGCCAACTCATTATATATCATAATAAAATCACCTTTTCATGTTCCCAATTCTTTTATCAAAATGAGATAAATTTCCTGTTTGATACTATTCCACCAGGAAGAAGTTATGATCCAATCGATGAGCCGGTGCTTAGTTATGTCATCCATTTTCATGTCCTAAAATCTACTATGGGCTTTAGCGTTGCCATCTTTTCTTTCACCTTATCTAAAGACACGGGATAAAAATTCCAGCAATCAACACCCACATCAAAAGACAAACCGTATGGTGGAAGTTTCCCATGGTGATGTCCGTACAAATGCCAGGTGGCATAATGTGATCTTTCCCAAGATCTCATGGCATAATGACATAGGGTAATCGATATAGGATTACGGTATTCATCAAATAAGTTTTCGGGAGTAACAACCATCATTCGAGGTTCTTTTATATCACGATCATGGCTTCCCTTAATTCTAATAAGTGTTCCATTGAACCTGTGTTTATAGGCATTAAAATTACTAAGACACAAATCGCCTAAGCCATACACTATGTCATCTGCTTTTACAACTGAGTTAAATCGCCTAATAATTTCCTCATCCATTTCTTCCACGGATTTGAACGGGCGATCAGAATATTTAATAATATTCTTATGTCCCAGATGCATATCAGATGTAAAATAAATAGTCATAATAAAATCCACCTTTCATTGCTCAATATCAATTACTTTTACTTCGTATGTAGATCCGTGATCATTATTATCTAATTTGTCATCTGGCTTACTAGCTAAAGCACCATCCAAAGTACTAAATATAAGGAAGTTGCCATCCACATCTTTTAGCAAAATATCCTCAAAATAAAATTCATAATCACTGGCGGTCTCAAATACTCCATATACTCTCATAAAATCTCCATTTCGTTAATCTTCTATTGGTATTACGCCATATAGATTGTATATTCCTGTAAAAATAACAGTGTTATAATTCGCAGGAATGGTATACTTGCTTATATTTACCCAACCTGCATAGCCATCAAAGCTTTTTCCCAAAGAATCTATTACAAACATTTCAGGTTCATTTAAATTATTTAATCGCATATCGGTTATAACTAAGAAGTGGTAATATGAGAAAACTCCACCACTAGGTATGCCGAGGTGGGCAATCAGGACGCCACCTTTGTCAAAGATCTGTTCCTTGCTTTTCTGCAATAATGGCGTTCATATCAGCTAGTTCTATGGGCATTTTTACAGTAAAATCAATCGACCCATAAACAACGCTTGTTTGCCAGAGACCGGTATCCTTGCCTATCTTATCTGCCATATAGTAGACTGCGGTTGGGTACATAGAACCATTGGGGGCACGAAAGGCACTTCCCCTGCCCTCGTATACTGAGGCTATCTTATCATCCTCAACAAAGTATTTATTAACCAATTCAACTGTGGTAAGATCGGCTTGCCCACCAGACATAATTTCAAGCGTATTAAGTAGAGTCATAGTTCCACAGAAATTCCATCTAATATCGTAGTTACCAAAGTATTGCGCTACGGGCAAACTAAATTCTCCCACGTACTCGTCAGTATTCATTTGATTGTGATAGGTAGGCTTGACTATTTCTACATATTTTGTTGGAGTTGCAAAAGGCATTGTGGCTGTTATCATTGGCGTACTAGTGGCTGTGCGTATTGATTTTGTGGTATTCTTTACTACATCAGGTGGCTTAGTGCATCCTATAATAAAGGATGTCGCGATAACAGCAACGACTATCATCATTTTTCATTTTTTCTCCCCATAAAAGAACCGTTTTATTTTTTCTGCAATGCGTTTACCTTTTATGATTATTCTAGCCGTCAAACGCAAAAAAGAATCTAAAACCCAACAGGTAAAACTCAAACCACTCCATAACAGAATTATTGTAAGACCATCTTACACCCAGCATAATCAAATCTTGGACATAATCACTTCTATCGACTCCAAACCCACAAACAAATCGCATAATGACACTCCTCTTTTATTGCCTAAAAATCAGTAATCCGTCTCGCTCGATAGTATATCCTGGGAAATGGCTGGAAATGATTTGAAAAGCATCAGCCATAGAAAACCTGTTTTTTAAAATCTTGATGTTTTTGTCATCTTCAGATATTGCAATGATGATATTGGCTAAATTAACTTTTCTGCTTGATCCCGATAAATCACTTGATTCCATTTTTTATTCTCCTTTTCTATGATATAAATATTACCACACAAACCGAATCTTGTCAAGACTTAAAATAGGTGGCAACCTATATTAGTTAAATATTTTTAGTTACAATCTGTATTGGATATCCATCCGGTACGCGAATAATCAAATAAGCGGGAAGGTTAATTCCTTCGTCTTGATTATATGCTGGAAGAATAATTATTTTATCGTGCAATTTCAATGTTTCCATAATTTTCAAAAATGGATTTAGCGCTTGCGGATAAAGGACAAATCCTGTCGCTTCTGCTATATAAAGAACTTCGTTTGATTCGCTACTTATTGAGCCACTATAAAATGCCTTGTCTTCTGAAGACAGATAAAATCTAATAGCCCTCTCCACATTATTTCCAAAATTATTTTTGTAACATTTTTCATAATTTATATTATAAGCGTATTTGATAAATTCTGTATTCGTTGCTTTTAATTCACCATCACCGGTTACCTCGACCATAGCTTTCACCTCTACCTTTTCTGTTGCCACCTATTTTAAATCTGACGAAATACTTATTCTATTTACTATCAACACCCGCAATCAATATTGACAAAATATGCTTTTCTTCATTGTCAAGTTTTTTCCACATCTTTGCAATAATATTAATTACTTCGCTGAACTTTTTCATTTTTTCTCCTTTTATAATAAAACGGTCATTT